CGCCGTCTCGTGGCACACTTGAGCCATCGGGAAGCCTGTGAGGGAACCCGGCGGAGAGGAATGAGATCATGAGCAATTGCGTTAAGGCTGCTGCGCGTTGGCAGCGTCAGGCGAATAGGGCGCTCGATGCCGCGCCGTTGTTCTCCAAGGAGATCATTAAGGCGGTGTTTTCCATCGTGCCGGTGACGCATAATCTGCTTCGCTGTCGTGAGCCGTATTTCGACATTCTTGAGTCGAATAAGAAGAGCGCCCCGGTTATTCTCCGCTTCCATTTCGACTTCGGTCGCGCTGTTTGCGATTTCGTGGCGGATGGGTATTGGCACGTTTATCGCGACCTTTGCAGTATCGGCGTTTTCGCACCGCTCGGTTTCAAGGGCTCGGAACTGTCCATGATCCGTATGCGCGCCTCTCGTCGCGCTGCGCTGCGCGCCGCGGCTGAGGTTGCCGGCTGTGAACCTCATTGGTATGGCGCGTTTATCCGCTCCATGGCGTATGTCGTCAAGGATAATGGCGATTATGTCCAGTGTCATTACGGCATCCGGCCCGGCGACTATGATGCGCCGCTGTGCTTCGGCGATGTTTTGAAGCGTCTCGCTTCTTTCGCCGATGGTGCGACTCCGACGGTTGTTGTTGATGGGGATGGTGCGACGGGGCTTTACATGCGGTCGGGTACTCGCTATGTGTCTGTGCACGCCGGGCCTTTCTGGACGCCGAAGTGCTACATGGATGCTGGCGATGGTGATGCGGATCTGCGGTATACTGCTGCGCGCTGGCTGCGCGCGCAGGGTGACGATTTCGATCCTGGTCTGATTGACGTCGAACGGTTGTGAGTGGGCAGTAGAAGCGCCCCGGACATGAAGTCCGGGGTGCTTCTGTGTTTCAGTATATGAATTGTGCTCGGATTTCCGTGTTGTGCCCGAATACTGTTTCCATGGTCCCGTCGGTCTTGAGCAGTACGCCGGTGTTCTGCATATTCTGCCGGGGTTTTCGGAACCCATTGGGGACCTTCAGTCCGTTTGTGACTTTTTCTTTCTGCTTGAAGAACAGGTTGATTATTGTGAGTGCGTTGTTGATCTCCCAGATCTTCGCGTCGGGGCTTATCCACTCGATTTGCGTGGGATTGCTGTTGAAGAACGACGCCTGTTTGAATGGCATTGCGCTTCCCTCGCCCTTGGGCCCTGCGGGTCCGGGGTCTCCCTTCGGACCCTGGGGCCCCGGCGGTCCTGCGGGCCCTGCCGGTCCGGTCGCTCCTGCTGCTCCTGCGGGTCCTGGTGGGCCCTGGGGCCCGGGGTCGCCCCTTCCGGGCGGTCCGGTCTGCCCGGGTTCTCCTTTGGGTCCTGGGCGTCCTGGGAGGCCGTCTGCGCCGCGTGGCCCGCGTGGGCCCTCACTGCCGGGTTCGCCGTCGTGTCCGTCGCGTCCTGGGAGTCCCTGGGGTCCTGTTAGGCCTACGGGGCCTGCGGGTCCGATCGGTCCTGGCGGGCCTGCGGGCCCTTGGGGTCCGCGCAGGTACTGTTGGGCGATGGCCGGCGTGGCGGGGAGTGGGATGAGTTCGGTGAGGTCACATGATTCTGTGATTTTAGCGGTGAAACTCTTGAGTGTGGTTTCGCCGGCTTTTATCGTGACGTGATATGGCGTGGGTGGGATGAGATCATCCGAGGAGTGGATCCGCCCCGTCGCGGATCCGCTGCCTCGGATGATGGCGGGGCCGACGATGAGTCCGTCGGCCCCGCGGGCCACGCTCACGGGCACGATGGTGGCCTGCACATCGCTCGGACGGCCGGATGGTGTGGCCGCGCCCGCTCGCACGGTGATCATTCTAGGCCGCCGCGACGATCTTGTCAACCTTGGCGGTGAGCGCGGCGATCGCATTGGCGAGCGCCTTCTGGGATGCGAGGATCTCCTTGTGGGCGGCCTCGCTCACCGCGCGCTCCCGGTCGATCCGAGTGAGCGCGGGCAGGACAATATAATCCGTGGCGTAGCCGACCTTGTCGAGGGTGGCCGCCTGCTGAGGGGTCATTTTCTCATTACCTCCATTATTCTTTCTACGCAGGATATGCGTCCATCGTCCGCTCACGGTGAGCGGATGACTGTAGTAATCGACGTTCCGGACTTCATTTCCGGTCTGGTCTCCGGGCGCGCCGCCACTGCCCTCGCCGGTCTCGTCGATCCACGCCTCGGCGATTCGGCCCTCGCCGTAGGCGGCCGTGTGGCCGGTGCCCCCGCTTTCGGCCTCGCTGAGCAGAATGTCGTCGTCGGCGACGGCGTCGCGGGACCAGGGGATCGTCGTGTAGTCGCCGGTGCCCATGAGCAGCGAGCGCATCGTGTGCGTGCTGAAATAGGACGGCAGGTTGTACTTGTAAAGGCCGTTGAGAATGTCCCGGATCATGGCGGAGCAGTCCGTGTATCCGGGGAGATTCCTCTCGGCCATTCCGTAGCCGATGCTGTCGTCGGCCGCCCACGCGGCGGCCTCGGAGTACAGCGCCATATGTCACTCCTCGCTCTTGGGCACGTTCACGTCGGCGAGTCCGAGGATCGCCGCGATGACGACCTCGATCGCGCTCAGGAGCGATGCGTCGAGCGCATGGACGACGGCGAGGAGGGCCATGACGGCCATCGCCACGCGGTAGATGTACCGCCTAGTCGCGGGATTCGAGAATGCGTCGGACATTATTTATATCCCCTTTCAATTCTGCCATCGCCTGCATTTGCAGGTCATAATATGAGCCGCCGTGATCGGGTTGGGAGTGGTATTTCAACTCGGTCACGTCCTGCTCAATGCGTTCTAATCGTACCATGACTCCGGGTTTTTCGGGGACTCCCGGGCGGGCCGGCTCCCCGGCCCAGTCGCGGGCGATATCCGTGATGCCGGAGAGGAGCGAGATGAGCCGCCTGGCGTAGACGACGACGGCGGCGACGCCTCCGAGTCCCGCGGCTATCTCGGCGACCGTGTATATCATTTGAATATCTCCCTGAAGATATTTCTGGTGGGCGCGGCGTCGAAATACATCACGCCCTGCCTGTAGGCCGTCCTCAGCATACTCATAAGCGGGTCCGATCGCAAAGCGAGCGCCTCTCCCTCGCGATGCTGCACGTCATAGGCGAGACGCAGCGGTGATTTCGCGGGCAGCTTCTTCTGGCAGTACCATTGGAATCCGTGCTTCCATATCGAGAATACACCTTTTCGGGTTCTGAGCGTGCAATATATTTTGGCCTCGGGCCATTTCTTCGCCAGATACTCGTCGTGCGCGTCGGCGAAGTCGTTGGAGATCGAGTAGTCGGCGTACTCGCCCGCGTACTTGGAGATGAATGAGCCGAACTTGGTTTTTCTAATGCGTTCGGCGAATGCAGCCGAGTCCACGAAGTGGGCGACGATGAATCCATTCCCGCGGCGCACTATCTCCTTAGTCGGCTCGATATCGTATTCGATGAAGTACGGGTTCGTGATCGAGATGGCGTTGGAGAGCATGAGGATTCGCGTGCGGTCCTGCCAGCGGTCCACGGTGGAATAGAAATCGTAGAGCCGTTTCACCTCATCGGGCAGGTAGTGGATACTCCCCTTCTCGATGATGAACTCGTCGAAGATGATATTCGTCACTCGGGGGTATGCCGTGGACTTGTTGGCCTGGGATGTGCTGAGCGGGATGAAGTATCCGCATGTCGCCCATTTCTCAGCGCCCGCCGGGCGGCAGTGGGCCTCGTGTCCGACGACGCGCCATTCGTATCCGGGGAATTCATGGGCGATGTCGGCGAAGAAATTACTGACGGACTTGAGTTCGCTCTTGTAGCGGCGCAGGTATATGAATTCCTCGCAGCGCTCGACGTAATTCTTCATGACGATGCGCTTGGCGCCGTAGGTCTTCCCGACGCCGCGCGCGCCCATGATCATGTTCATAGTCGCGTTGTAAGAGAGCACTTTGCCGAAGTCGTAGAAGTCAGACATATCTTTTGAGTTTCCATGTGCAATTCTTGAACATCGACAGGGAGCCCACGTCGGGTCCGAGGACGCCGTCGGGGCCGCGCTGGCCGATGCTCTGCCAGCCGCCGTCGCCTCCGGTGCAGTACTCGATATGGCCGCCTCCGGACCACCATCGGCATACCAGGAGGTCGCCCTCGCGGACGAGATCGGGGCGGTCGAAAGAGCCGTCGCCTTCGGCGACGACGGTGCCCGTGGGGGATTCGATGATGGCTGCGGTTCCGTTCCGGTCGATATCGATCCCGAAGAATTTATTGTACAGATACCAGCAGAAACCGGAACAGTCCGTCTCGCCCGAATTCTCGGGATCGAGCCGCTCAAGATAGTGCTGGTAGTACACGTATTTACCGATCGAGTCCCACGCGCACTTGGTCATCGCGGCCAGTTTAGTGGCGGTATCGCCCGCGGGCGCTTCGGCAGATGGTTTCTTGCCCAGGCCGCCCATGTTCTTATTGACCTGGGCCCGTTGACCCGACGGCGAGCACGTCCAGTACCCCGTGGAAGTCGGATGCGCGGTGACGGGGCCCTGGCTGGTTTGAATGTGCAACGTGCCGTCGCCGTTCTCGCGCACGTAATTGATCAAACGATTCTGCTTCGCCAGCGATGCCAGGGTTTTATTGCCCTTGATGCCGCCGCCGTTGTCCTTATTCCCCGTGTTCCCGGGCGATGAGGGCACCTGTACACCGTCTGTGACCCTGTCCCGGATCATCTGGTACGCGATCTCGTACCGTTGGCCGACGGCGTCCCACTCCCCATTCCATTTAATGGCCTGCGCCATTGAATCCAATGTGGCGGGATGGCCGGCGTCGGCAACGATATCGGGGAGAATACTGCCATAATTCCCCCACCTGTGCATGACTATGACGAATAGCATGAAAGCGTCGGTCTCGGATTCGGGGTCGAGGCCGAGCTCGCGCACCCGGGGAATGTACGAGTCGTCGATATCCGTGCTCATCTGCGAGTCCTGAATCTGATGGCCCTCAGCGGAATCGAGTGCCCCGGAGAGTTTCGCCCTGTCGTCGGAATCGAGATACTGATATTTGCGTGCGGGGATCGTCCACGAGTCACGGCCCTCGGTGAGCCAGGCGTTGACGGTGCCGCCGAAATCGGTGCCCGCCGAGAATCTCTTGAGCAGATCATATGCGCGACCCTGGGTCCACTGGCCGATTCCGAGGCTCAGAGTGTCCGGCGCCGTGATGCATCCGTAATCGCCCGAGGCCTCGACTCTGGCGATTGTGGCGATGAGGCACGCCCGGGCTGTGCTATCGAATCCCATGGGAATAGAATAGCGCCCCGCAGTGCGGGGCGCCATTCGTTATTCCGGCTCAGAAAATGGTGAGAGTCTGAGGACCGGTCGCCCAGGTCACGGAGGCCCCGGAATTGATCGGCCCTCCCTTGAGGCGGAACCAGTGGTCGCCGTCCTCGCGGACCGTGTACCCGACGGTCCCGGAAATGGTGACGGCCGAGTCCTGGGCGAGGGCTGCGGGCAGTGTGGTCACCTGACCGGACGGCGAAGTCACCTCGACGCGCGCGCCGTAAATGCCGTTGACAGCCCCGGCGCGCGCCATGAAGGTGCACATGACGACGTCGCCGTTCATGAAAGAATTGTGCAGTTCGCACAACGCCTTGGTGAACCCCGTACTGCCCGAGGTGGTGCCGAGGTCCGCGGAATTGGTGACGGTCCGGCGCACCGAATTGAGTCGATCGACCTTCTTGACGGCGTCCTTGGCTGCGGCCGCCTGCGCGTTGGCGTTGCCGATCTGCGAGTCGAGTCCGGATGCCAGGCTCATGGCGGAGTCGGCATTCTGGCGGGCCTGCTCGGCCTTGGTCTGCGCCCGCTCCGCCTCGCCGCGCGCGGTGTTAGCGGTCGCCACGGCGTTCGTAGAGCTGCTATCGGCGCGGTTGGCCTTCTCCTCGACGCGCTTGAACTCGGCGGTGAGATTATCGCTATTCACCTTGGCGGCGGCCGCCGTGGAGAGTGCGTTCGCGGTCGCGTCCTTGGCGGTCTGCGCGGCTTCATTCGCGGTCTTGGCGCTGGCCAGGGCGCTGGCGGCGTCGCGGGCGGCGGACGTTGCGGAGTCCTTGGCGCGGCCGAGTTCGAGATCCAATGTGTTCATGCTGTTATTCCAGTCGCCGGTGACCGAGAAATGATCGTTGGGCTGGTACAGCGGAAAATTGAAATTGGCCGTGTGATTGGTGGCGGGCATTATATTCCTCCTAAATACTGACCCGGTACGTATTGATTTCGGAAATATCCTTGGTCTCGAGGACCGAAATCGTCATGGTGGAAATGTCGGTCGTGCCCCTAAGAGTCGTCTCGAGCACGTGCAGCGGAATCCGGTCCACGTGCGTGAGCGCCCCGGTGACCGGCGAGTACGCGTACTGCCCGGAGAGTCTGCGGACGATATCGCGACCGCGCGTTTCCATTTCGAGCACGGTCATGGGGAGCGCCTCGATCTCGGCGACGGTCCAGCCCATGGCGCCGAAGTCGTCGGCGCGCAGCCCGCGGATGAGGTACGCGTCGTGGATGTTGCGCACCCAATTCTGGAAATCATTGATATCGCCGATCGTCCAATCGAACATGTCGAAATGATTTCCGAGGATCTTCTCGCGGACGATCGCCATGATCTCGGACTGGAACGCCGCGAATCGCTCCCGGGCCAGGCGGTCGGACTCTTCGAGCCGTTTATTGAGAGAGTCTGCGAGCCCGTCATAGGCCTTCATCCGCTCATCGGCGGCGGTGAAAAGATCCGCGATCTCCTTGGCATAACGATTGGACGCCTCTGAGAGCGCCTTATTGATCTCGTCCAAGAGCCCGCCGTTGACCCATCGCTTGATGGTCTCGAGGACCTCCAAATACGTCGCGCCGTCCCGGAAAGTGAACGGGGTGACGTCCGTGATGCGCCCGTAATCCCCGACGCCGGGGGTGAGGACCGTAGTCATGGGGATAGCCTACCAGATGTAGTCGAAATCGTCGTCGGTGAATGGGTCGCCCGAGGACCATATTTGCATGAACAATTCATTCAATTCGTTAACGATCATCATATCAACGTTGATAAATGTTTCGCGCCACGCGGCGATGAGCGCCGCCGTATGACCCTGATAGCCGGTCGTCCGATTATCGGATGACTGGTCGGAACGGCCCGTGGATCTGCTCGTGCCCGATGACGTCGTCGTGCCCGTGTCCTCGCCCCGCACCGAGGTGCGCCCGCTGCCGTCCTGCCGGTTCTTGACACCCGTCGTGGCGATGTTGTCCTGCGCGGCCGTGGCATAATCACCATTTCCGGCGAGCCTGGTCTGCGGCAGATCCTGGCTGACCGCCCGCGATTTCGAGACGGTGTCCGTGAGCGTCGTGCCCGTCTGGGTCTGGTCGGTCTCGGAGGACGAGTGCGATGACGTATCGCCGGTCTGAGTCGTCGTGCCGGAGTCCGACGTCGTGCCCGTGGCGGACGACGTCGAGCGCGTGTCCACCGTTGAGAGCGGATCGATTTTGATCGCCTCGGCTTCGTACATCTTATTGTAATAGGGCATGATCTCATTCATCTTGACTCTCAGTTGGAAGATGAATTGATCCGTCGTTTCAAGCCCTATCTCAGAGTACCAATAGTGTTTGACGATTCGTTCGTTCAGGATCGCACGATGCTCCTCATTGAAAATGGGGTAGTCTAATAGGCCCAGGCCCGTCTCGCCGTATTCCTCATAAATGTCGCGCAACTCACGCGTGAATGACGCCATTAGGATTCATCCCCTCCAGATCGGTGCTGCCGAGGTCCTCGTCCAGCGCCCATTCGACGCTGCATTCGAGGCCGTACATCTCATTGATCCGCTCGCAGGCGGCCTGCCGCTCGCCCATGGCGGCGCCCCGGAATGCGAGCACCATTCCCGACGCCCCGGCGGCCTCCTCGACGACCATTCGCTCGCGCTTCTCCGAGTTCACATTCATGATTCCCAGGAGTGTCATCGCTTCATTCCATGTGCGGGTCTTGACGTCCAGAATCTCGGTGAGAACACCTTTGTCCTGGCCCGTGTTGAAGACCGAGACCTTCTCACCCAGCGCCGTCGGCCCCATCATCTCGGTGCCGAAGATAACCGGTTCGCCCTCCTGCACCTTGCGGAACGCATTGACCATGGAAAGACGCTCATTCACATCCACGGCGAAGACCACGGGATGGCGAGTATTGAGTTGATTGATATCTATCGTACGATCGAGTTCCGCGAGCCTGCGGGCGTAGAGATGGATCACGTCCATCTCCGGAATCCTGAGTTTATTGGCCCAGATCGGCACGCATTCCCGGCCGGACAATTTCTTATTGAGCATGGCGTTCCCGTAGACGGTGAACTCCGTCGGGTTGTCGTACATGTTCAGATTGCCCAGGCCCATGGCCCGCAGCACCATGAATCTATCATACTCCGAATCCCAATAGAACACCGCCAAAGCATCCCTCAGGAGCACGGTTTCCATGAAACGGATATCAATCGTGTCCGGCAGCCCCGTCCACTTGAAACGGGCCAGGCACAATTCCATGAGAATACGGCGGTACATTCTTGAAAGCCGTGCCCGCGAATTAGTGGATGGATTCGCCTTGCCCCTCAGGAAGGGCGAGTACACCGTCTCGGCAACGGCGTCGGGTCGTTTTCCCATGATTACATTCTCACATTCCCCAGCGGCTTGTTGTCGCCGAAATCGGTGTTTCCAATATAATTCTTCCGGCGCCACACGGTGACACCCTTCTCGAGGATGCCGCGGAGCGCCTGACGGAACGCCTCCGGGCACGACGCGCCCGTGATTGTGCACTCCTGCAGCTTCCAGTACGAGAAGTGCGTCATCACACTAAGATTCTGCGGCGGTTTCGTGAAGACGTTCATGGCGTACCCGTAACGCAGCCAGAATTCTCCCAGGAACCGCATCGCGCCATCGCTCAGGCCCTTGACCTTGGCGACGACGGACCACTTGTCCACAACGTAATTGAACGCCTCACCGCCGCTCTGGCCGATGGTCGTGGGCTGAACGATCCTCGTGTCCGCCATTTTCGCGTTGATCCCGGCGATCGCATTCTGGTAATCGCCCTTGGCCGCCTGGGCCGCGAGATTGAAATTATTGTCGCGCGTCTCGGTCGCATAACGGCGATTCCTGTCATTCAGTGCCATGCTCTGCTCATTCGCCATCTGATTGAGCGTGCGCGGCTGATCGTAGGTCTGGAAGAGATTGTACCCCGCGCCGACGGCCTGAATCGGATTCATGGACGCAACCGACGCCGCCGTCTGAAAACCCGCGCCCACCGTCGCGTTGAGCGACGTGTAATCCACCTTGCGCGTATTGTAATCGGCGGTCATCTGAGTCGTGTCATTCGCCAGAGCAATGCCCGCGTTAGCATTCCTCTGGGCGTTCTCCGCGCCCATCATCGCCTTGTGCTGCGACCAGTCCGCACTCTGAAAACTGTATTGAATCGAGTGCGCCTGCGACGCCAGCGCCAGCGCGCCCGCGTTATTCGTGATGGTCATGGTCGGCGGCGCCGTGATGCCCAGCATCATGTCCATGTACTCGCTGTCATTGTCATTGTCCAGCCCGGCGCCGGAGAGATACCCCTCGATTGTGAACATGAAACGCGGGTTCGGCGGCGTGATGTGATTCAAGCCCTTGAGCGTGAGCCCTGTCTTCATCATCATCTCCGGCTTGAGGAGGATCGGCGTGCCCGTGTACGTGGTCACCTCGATCATCGTGTACGGGCTCATGCACAATTTAGTCAAATACTTGTAACGGTCGGGAATGCGACTGCGCACGGCGTCCATAACATTCTCGATGAGCGTGAAGGGCGCCGATTTCGGCAGCACGGAAATCGCCCGACCGACCGTGGGACCCTTCCCCTTATTCGCCGTGTACGCAGTCTGACCCGTAGGATTCGAGAGCGCCGACGGCGGGATGAGGGTGACGGAGACGATTCCCTGCGCCACCCACGGAAAATCACGCAGATAATTTCGCAGCGCATAGTACTCGTCGATCGTCATGCAATAGAATTCACACCCATGCGGCAGACCCTCGACCGTGGCGCCCCACGACGTCGTGAAGATCGGGTCCGCGGATACACCATAATCCTCGGTCAGCGAGATCGTGGACGCGATGAGCACCCACGCCCGGTCCCCGCGCGGATCCGCCAGTACGTGCTCATAGGAGGACCGCACCACCATGTCCGTGCCCGTATCGATCCCCTCCGGCACAGTATCGTACACGCGCAGGTGATCGTACGTGTGACCCGCGGTCTGCGCTGCGGCGATCCCGATATGCCCCCGCTCGACGTAGGACCGGCCGTAGTGGACCGCCCGGGAGTACGTCTGCCAGACGTCCAATTGCAGGGATATCATCGTCGTATTGGGCGCCACGTACTGAATATCGGTGATGAAATAGAAATAATTCGTGGGTGAATCGCCCTTGACCGGCTGGGCGGGATTGCGGGCGATAAGATAATTGAAACCCAAAGCCTTCGAGAAGGGAATCGGAAGTTTCACGGGCCGCCCCATCGCCGCGAAAGTCATCTGCGAAATGATAATAGACCCGACGCTGCCGGAAATATCCCTGATCGCGGCATCCGTCGTCTCATACCACACGACGTCCCGATATGACGCGTCCCACGGCACCGACGCCAGGATGACATGAGTCCCCGGCGTCCAGACGGCATAATTGAATTCATAACCGAAACTGGACGCCGGGGGCACATCATGAATAGCGCTCATGCGCCAATACTAAACGGCGGGCCACTCCTTCGCAACCTTACTGGCGTCCACCTGAATGGTGAACTCCGTCTTCGGATCGCCCACCTTCTTATTGCCGTTGACCTGGGTGACGGCAGCCTTGACCTTGACATTATTCGTCTCGCCCGGCCCGACGATGAGCACACCCTCATTGTCGATGCGCGTGCGTGCATCCGCATTACCGGTGATGGAGTAATCGATCCCGACCTCCATGTCCTCAGAATAACCGGCGCCCGTGGGCTCGACGATGATCTCGAGAACGTCACCCGGAATCGCCTTCGCCGTCGCGTAATCGAATGTCTCGCCATTCCTCTTCACAACAGCCGCCTTGAGAGTCAGAGCCGGAACCGCGTAGGTCGAAACCTGGGTGCCCGCGCCCGTGGTGAAGAGGACTGCCGGAGCGAAACGCGAACAGGAAATCACTTCCCAGTGGTGCAGGAAATAATTCGTGCCAAGACTGACAGGGTTGTACTGCGAAGTGTTCTCGAGCCGCTGATCCGCGATGACGAAGAAATCATTCGTGGTCAGAACGGCCTGCGCGCCGTCGATGCCGAACATGCCGTCGGGAATGAGAACGGTCCTGCCCGGCATTTCCATTCGGTCCGCATTGAAAGCGGCCGCCAGCGCCATGACGTCAACAGCCGCCTGAAACTCGGGCGTCGTGAAGAGGACCAGGTCCTCGGGATTGGCGAAGGAGTGCAGATGCGCCGCATTGTACGTGGTGCTCGGGAATCGCATATTGCCCGCGCACGCGATGATCCGCCGCAGTGCCGCCTTCGAATCCGCCTCAGTGCTCGTTTGCTTAACAATATCCGGGACGTTGACCTTGAAGAAGCCGCCGTTATTATCATACTCCTTGAAAAGGGAGCACGTCACCAGGAATTCGTCATACTGATCGCTGGTCTGCGCCGCGTTCATAATGTTGGTGAGCAACTGGGAGAGGCCGTTGGCCTCGTCAAGGAACGCGCGCCGCAGCTGCGCGTCATTCACGGTGACCGGATAGTACTCCTGGCGATTCACCGTATGGAACTGAGACGCGACGTCGATCCCATGGGTGCCGAAGATCTCACCCTCGAGATAATCCCGCTGCGCAGAATAAGTGCGAGACTTGATGATATCGGTCTGAACTTCCTCGATCGTATCCCCGAAATCGAGCATCCCGCGCTTGAAGGTGGCCAACGGATTGGACCAGGAGATATCGCGGACGATAACACTGCCGATGCGGTTGATGAGCGCATCGAGGAATTCGTTGCGCTGCGGGCTGTACTTATTGAGCGCCGCGACCGTCTCGGAAATATTGCCCTTAGTCGAAGCCGGAATGCGCCGCTGGTACTCGCCCGTCCCGGAAACGCGAATCGCGTCGAGAATCTGAGCGTTGGTCTTGGGACGGACGACCCCCTTATTTCGAGCCATTATCACTTCTCCTCATTCTTGTCGCTGTCATCGTCATCGGCGTAGAGTTCATCGATTCCGGGACCATCGCCCGCGTCATCATCCTCATCCCCGTCGCCGTCGGCGTCGATCTCGCCATCGCCGTCGCCGTCATGCGGAGTGGACTTCTCGATCTGCATGAGCAAATCATAATTATGAGCCTTGAGCGTAGAAATGGCTTCATTCGCAGCGGTCAGTTCCGCCGTGAGCGACTCGATCTTCGCGTCCGCAGAATCCGCACGCTCCGAAACTCCGGAGTAAAGAGAATTAAGGTCATCGTATACGGTCTCATCACCGCCCGCCTGTAGACGGCCGATAATGCTTTCAAGGTCCATGTGATCCTCCAAATAGTGTAGCCCGGGCCCTATTGGAGCCCAGGCTACACCGGTTCGCGATATTCCGCAATCGCACGAATGGACTATGCAGATCAAATGAATGGTGCGGCAATCACGCCGTGCATTTCACCATTCAATCATTCATGCGACCGACGGTATCACGGCTTATCCACCCAGTCGGCGAGCGCCTCCCGCACGACCTCGGTGATGGTCATGTGCTTCTCCCAGCGCCTGTCCGTCACGGCCTCGAAGAGATCGGACGGAATGTTCGCGCCAACACTCTTGAACTCGGTCTTCTCCGCCATCTCATTCTCCTATCTGAGATTGAAAGTGGTCCCCTGAAGGACAACTCCCCCGGGAACCCTTGCGGGCACGAGTTTACCATGGAAAACCTGCGGCTGCAACAGGTCCTCGGGCTCAACAGCAGCCGCCAGTGACCGCGGCAGCCCTGCGATGTGCGTGGAAACACACCCGTCCACCATCCGTTCCGAGTACTGCTTCGCCCTCACATACACGCCTTCGGTGAAATCTCCCTCATGCTTCCACGCACCCAGGCGCGTCGGATGCACGTCAATGCCGATCGGCGGCTCGGTGCCTCTCAGATGAATCGAATCCGTGTCAGCGTAAAGAAATCTATCGTAATTCTTCTGAGCCGCGCGGATCGTCGTGTCCCGAGCCCACGCCGTGATGAAAACCCCCATGGGCGTGTACACCGGGTCGCGCATCTCGGTGGTGCCGATGCAGAGTTTCACACGATTGTCCGAAAAGACAGGATAGCGCTGGGTCACGTCCGTGTTGGTTGCGAACTTTCCATAAAGGCTATTGAGGTGCAGTTTCGCAATCGTACGCATGCCGCCGGTATGACTCGCCTTCACACCCATCCATTTATCAATGTACTCGTCGAAGAATCCCGTAGCAGAGTCGAAGACGAAACTATCGCCCCAATCAAGTATTTCCATATCGTAGTGCTCCTGCCACAATGCAAGATCCACGCTCGTGATCGTCAGGGTCTCGGGCTCGGGCACGCTGCGCAGATACTCAGTATCGGACTGGCGGAAGGAGCGCTTGATCTGAATGCATGGGATATGATCTTTCTTCAATTCCGCGGTGAAAGTAATATTGCAGATGAAAAGGTCGTCCGTGCACGGATCGCCGCCCACGCGCCGCGGCTCGCCGTACGGCAGCCGCTTATAACGCATCACGGACGGATACAGGGAATTAACATCGTACACGCCACCGCCACGGACGACCGTCCGCACCGTCCGCGTGTCCGCGTACGTGAAACCCCCACGATACGCGCGGCGGATCTCATCATCGAGATCCGACGTATAGACGGGGAAAACGGCATTCCAATTCTTATTGAGTTCTTTGTACTCCGCCAGAGAATCCGCGCCCACGGTGAGTTTCGTCATCCCCGCATCGAGCACCTGACGCAGCGCCCCGGCGACGACCTCGCAGTCGCGCACCACGTAGTCGATCTCAGCATCCGTCGGTGAATAGCCGATCGGTCGCGGCGCCGTGTAGTCGATCTCCCCCTTAGTCACGGCGAGCCCGAAGGCGGGGCCGATCGCGGCGACCGGAAGTGGTATTTTCTTAAGGGAATCCTTGAGTGTAATTCTGTGGCCATCGTTCTGAATATCAATGCGGTAGAACTTGGACTCCCGCGAGATGACTGTTGAGAACATGCCGTCCACCAATTTCTCACTCGAATAAATGAACCCGTTCCGGAAGAGCCAGTCGAGGACGAAAGAACCGTCGAAGGCGAGATTGTGGAAGTAGACCTCAAGATCCCTTTGCAGAATATCATCCATGAAATCGTCGAGATCCGTACCAAGATTGGAATCGGCCTCATCGCGAATATTCACATAGTGCCACAGCCAGACCCGGCAATCCTCCGGATCGGTCGTCGTCTCGAAATCAGCGACCAATATAAGACGGGATGGCGAGCTTCGACGCCGCGCCCGCCGTCTCGACGACGTGCTCGTACTGCGTGGCGAAGACATCATCATCCTCCATCATCTCACCCAGAGACGCTCCATACTGAGCGCGAATGTACATGTCCTTGAGCCCATTCATGAAACTGCGGTCCACTGCCGCCAGGAACCACAGTTGATTGGCGTCCAGTTTATCAATAGCGCTGCGGACTGTTCCATCGTCGCCGATCTTATCAAGCATCAGATGAATATTGGTCCGCAATTCCGTAATGCGACCCCGCTGGTGCGCCACACTCATTTTCTTCTCCTTATCAGCGGAGAGAATATCCACCGCCCGCTGGGACGTGTACTGATAGGACACGGGCATGCGCGCCTGCGGAAGAATCTCAAAAGCCTCACCCCGCATGAAAGAGCGCTTAGGATGAAAAGCATCCATATACTCCCCGGCCGTGAAATCCCCCGTCCACGGCATCGGGACATCCTTGACAGCCTCGAAGTATCGTGCTTTCTGCTCATTACTGCGGCGCACGAGCCCGCGAATGCGGGCCAGCGATTTACGCGAAATCGGCTCGCCCTTCGAATCCGCGTAATAACCGACCGATTTACTATTATTGAACTCACGGAGTCGCTCCAAAGCCTTTTCGGCCTGACGCGTCGTCATACGGCCCGACGCCATGGACGGTCTGGGATCGAATTTCGTCCCCGAAATATCCACATGCTGACGCGGATCACCATCATCCGGAAGCGGATTGAAACGGCCCGTCGCAATCCTGTGAATCTTCCGCGCAGCGCGGCGCGTCTCATAATCAACCTGAGCCCTAAGGGCCGCAAGACTCTCACTCACCATGACGGACGACGGGCGGCCCGGCCGAAGCCGGGCCGCCCGTCACACCTCCCTCGGATCACTCGGCGTCCACGGTCACGGACAGGAACTGGCGACCCGACCGCGCCCCGCGCCGCTGGAACGTGAACTTGAACCCGGCGAAAGTCTTAGCCATCTTGTGCACGCGGGCCAGGACCGCAATCGCGGCCTGGGCCGACGTCGAGTAGGCGTCGCCGTCCGGAGTGATGATGACCACACGATCGCGCATCACAACCTCCCCGTCATCCGTCACCTGTTCGACCGTCTCCTCGAAGACCTGAGCGATCTTGATCGTGAGAGGACCGTTCGCCGTCTCGGACCAGATCGAAACGGCCTCCGCCGACGCCGTCACCGTCGCCGCGATCTGCGCGGGAGTAAGGGCCTTGCCGTCAGTGTCATTGATAATCATGTCGGTGCTCATTTGCCTGTTCCTTTCTGTTCAGATGAGCGTCAGTTGTTCGTGATCCCGCTTGGGGAGATCCATCTCGACCGCCACGACGAAACGGTGATCGAGAAGTCTATGAAGCATGTTCAGTCCTTCAAGAAAAGCCCTTCGCATATCGGTCCATTCATTGCACGCGCTGTGAGTCTCGATCTCACGACCGCGGCAGTCCTCGATCGTGATCGCACAGCCGCTCTCATCGGTATCCACCGAGAGGATGCAATCGGCGACCACGCACTGGCGAGTATGCGGATTGCCGAAATCATCATACCGGCCATCCTCGCAGTAGACCGACCGCTTAGTCGGATTGAGCATCAGATCATACGTCACGTAATTGAACCACATAATGAATCCTTCCGCGACCGGGGCGCCGCCGGAACGGCGCCCCGGAAACGAATCACTCGGCAGTGAAGAATCCGCCGAAAGCCTCGATAACCACATCGGCCTCCGGATCACCCAGGACGACATCCCGCACGTACCGGGCGATAAGGGTGCCCATGTGGTAGTACATCTCCTCGATCAAACCCGTCTCCGACTCGATACCGGTCTCAACGAAGGCGATCTCCGCCTTCGGAGTGATCATCACGCGAGAGATGGTGTTGCCGTTCTGAGAAACCGAGAGCGTCCAGCCCTTCGGCGTGATCACCCCGATCGCGTCCCTGCGATCCACCGTGAGCGACCACTCGGTCGTGCGGCGCTCCTTGCCGATCTCGACCGTGATCTTGAGAGCATCCATCGTCTCTTTCCTTCCTCGGGGCCTCGCCCCGTTCCCGATGACTTAATAATGACAGACCCGGCGAGCCGTGTCAACCCTCAAGCCTGTGATGTGGAACACAATCACGGATCGGCCAGCAAGCCCACCACCGAGACCACGCCATCCGGATCCACGCATCGTCATCCGAGCCCAGAGGCAGCAGATGCTGGCAATTGTGCCACACATCCTGAATAAAACGCCCGCGCAGAAAAACATCCGCCCGGGCCCACTCCTCATCAGAGGAGAGAGCCCGGGCGATACGGCGATCAATCGGTTTCACGTGAAACATAGTTCAGAGAATTGATCGCACGCAGAGCGGCCATACCGAGATGATCGGACAGGCGCCAAACCTTCACGCGGCCATCATGACCCTTGAAAGTGAGAACACCCTCACGGTTCAGATACACATCACGAACCGAGTCCGCGCGGCGGAGTGCGACTTCGTCCTTGCACAGATCCGTGATCTCGATATCCGACCCGCCCTTGCGAATCATCTCAACAAGTTGAGTGAGGGTATACTTCCTCATGACCGAACCCCTTCGTAATTGCAGCCCTCGAAAAGAGCCAACTGTTCATCGGACAGCCGAGTTCCCTGAACGATATGGTAAACATTCATCGGCTCAAGTGCATTCTCGTATTCCACCGTGGCAACACGCCAATCGAAAATAACGTTAATGCGGTCCCGGCGAAAATACGCGTCAGCCAGGCCGCTCTCACGAATGCGAATCACAAGATCCTGAATCTCACGAACCCTATCTGCGCACACATCAAACAAGACCGCGTCACGAGACGGCTCCCACTCATTGAAATGGCCCCGCGCAAAAACAGTGCACCTGCGACCCCAGAGAACCTTGGTGTACTTGACGCCAACATTCCACAGACCCTTGACGCGGGTCTCGGTGAAAGTCACACGAAGACCGCGCTCACAATCGCCGTACTCCCAGTAAAAACACTCGCGCTCAATGCGGCGAACAGGAAAACCCGTAAACCCCGCGCGAGCGGGGATGATCCCCCTCAAGCCTGTGATGTGGAACACAATCACGGGTAAAC